GGCATATTATCTGAAAGAGTATAAATATTGTCCGGATTTTCATCTATTGTTTTAGAATACAATAAAATTCCACCTATCAGATTGGGGCAGACAGGAAGAAAACTGGTTCCCCATTTCACTACATTTGTGCCGTCCCCAGCTTCATAAAATACCCCCATTGGGTTATAGCTCAAAATATTATTAATTTAGTTTGTCACCATATTTTCTTCTGTTACCGTTTCCATTTCCGCTGTATTCATGTCAGTCAATTCCATTATCATTTTCCCTTTTAATCTCATATGCTGCCTCGTTTCTGTATTATTTTACTGTCTTACCCCAATTTAACCGGCTTCATAAATGCTCCAATTGCAATCAGTCCAATCGAATCATTCATCTGCCGCTTCATCTCTTCCATAGTCTGGTATGACATACTATCTGTAAGAACAGGAAGATTCCATTTTGTTCCCCAATTGATTTCCGATATGGTATCTTCAATTTCAATAGTTCCATCCCAAGCTAACTTAGCCGCCATACCCTGTCCGCTAATAGACGCAATGCAGTCTCCTGCGAGAACTGTCCCACTTCCGCCAGATATTCTAATATAAGCATTAAATGTGTTTGTAAAATTCGGAATCAGCTTCTCTATCGGATAATAAAGGGGAAGGATATGTTTGCCGCTTCCCCAGGTTTCCACAGGCTGGTGTATCAGAATTTCTTCATCATTAAACTCATATTTGACTGAAACAACAGCCTTACTCTCAACCGGAAATGCAACCGGCAGTTCCACATTTACCTGGATATCCTCCGTCCCCATACTTCCATCCCCATTTTGCACCGGAACCGGAACGATAATAATTCCTTCTGCTTTTCCCTTCTGCTCTGTCAACTCCGTCAGGACATCAATGACAACTATTGCAAAGAACTGTACATGTGTTTCTTCCCCAGCTGCAAAATCAATATGAATGATTTTTACATCCGTATTGTTTATTGTATATTCCGAAGCATTGGTAAAGGTATGGATTCCAATTTTCCCTGCCTCAATCTGGTTTAGCAGACCGGAGATATTTTTATCATTCTTGGATTTCGCCTGTGCCAGTCCCGGATTCTTTCCTACACATTTCAAAGAATGCTTTCCATTGATTTTTATTTGGTATCCGGTCACACAAGAAAACTGTGACTCATCTGCATGACCACCGGAAAATATAAGCACATCCCCTAAATCTAATGCCGGATTCCCTATCGTATCCGAATCAAAAGGCACATACTGGATAACCGACAAGTCATTCAAAATATTAGCCAGCAATGACTTTCTGGTTTCTTCCAACCCAAACTGCAGAAGCGGGTTCACCCCCAAATTCATGGTAAGCCCATCATCTGACTCCAAAGCAGAATACTCGGCAATCTGTGTCCTGATATTGGTGGAACTAATAGCCGTATAACGTGTAATAAAATCAGAAAAACTGCTGGAAAACCGCTGGCTGGCTGAAACAGTCATCACCGGGGCAGTTCCATATTTCCGGATTCCAACTTACCCTCCCTGTTGATACAGAAAAATCCTCCAGCACCTGTCCCACATAAAACAACACATCCCGGTATGTTTCAATGTCATTTTTTGTATACACAGACAACATTTCCGTACCGTTTGGCATGGCTTCAATCTCTTCTTGAGTGTGAGCCAGCTCCACCTTACACGCTTTACAGCACAAGGCCAGAAAAGCATAGGCATTTCCCACCGTTTCAAATCCATTAAAGCTTTTCTCAAACCGGAGCATATAATCATAAGCCTTAATCTCCAGGCAATGAATAGTCCGGTTAGCTTCACTGATTTCAAATACCCCCATGGGGACTTTCTCGTATACTCCGGTTGTAGTTTTCAAATGATACCATAACCGGATTTCTGCTCCCTTTAAAGTATACCGGTCAGTTTCTGAAAATAAGGTAATCCCCAATTCCGCTGCATAAACCGTACCAATCTCTATCTCCATACTTCCGCAGCATTGGCTGGTAATATAACCGGAACCTTTGACAATATCCTCGTTGCCAAACTCATAGGTGATCCCTTGCTTCGTCTGGATGCTGCCCGTCCAGTTAAAATGCCGGGTATTCCCCTGTACCGCCTGCATAAAATCTTCACTGACCGGATACATGACACCACCCCTCTCTAAAATTCATGCAAGGTAAAGGATATTCTCCACAAACCTTTATAGGAAGTATCCTTTACCAGACTCACTTTGTACCCCTCTATGAACATCTCGGTTTTCTTTGTTTCCAGCGTTTCCGTATCAAAATAATTTACTACAATTTTAGGCTTACTACGGAATTCTGCCATCTGCTTTACCCACTTGGATCTTAAAGAAAACGAAACTGGAATTTTCACCACTCCGCTTCTTACCACATCCCTCTGTACTGTCCCCGCTTCCGTTTCACCACCAGAATCTGCTTCAACATCGGATAGTTCCACCTCATATGAATCCGGCATGGGGAGCTGTACTCCTTCAAAGACCAGATATTGAATAAATGCCATATTTACCGCCCTCCTGACCTTAAATTCTGCCGGTTCTGTGCATTTACTACCACTTCATCCAGCAACGTTCCTCCAAGATACACCGGAATGCAGATGGTTCCAGGATTCCCCGTGTTCATTCCACAGACTGTATCTTTTATACCGCTGAGTAACTGGCTGATGGAGTTATTGGTTTCTGCCTGCCGGACTGCAATCTCTCCGGTTCCCACTTGTGGACTTATCACCATATCAGAAGCCACTCCCTTTACAGCTTTCTCCACTAACCCACGGCTTTTTTCAATGCCGTTTGCAAGTCCTGCCATAAAATCCGGCATCCAGCTTTCATATTCTGTAAGAGGACCTTCATCCGGCACAGAGAAATGCAAGAAGGAAGCGATCTTATCTGCAATCCCCTTAACCGCATCCACAACATTTCCAATAGCATTCCGGATCCCATTTGCAATTCCATTGACAATATCTGCTCCCCAGGTCAATGCACTGGAAGCCAATCCTTTAATATAACTGACTGCCTGCTCAAACCCGCTTTTCACAGCATTGAAAACGTTACTCATCGCATTGCTGATACCGCTGACAATGTTATTAAAAATATCCGTAACCGCTGTTTTGATAGCATTTAGTACTGTTGTTACCGTATTTTTTACTGAATTCCATACTGTTGAAATAATGTTGCTTACAGTATTCATTACAGCAGTGACCACATCTTTGATGCCATTCCACACAGAAGAGATAATACTTTGAATTGTTGCCAATACAGTGGAGATGACTGTCTGGATTGTATTCCATGCCATGGTCAGGAACGTCTGCACTGCTGTTACCACCGTAATCACCACATTTTTTATTGCTTCCCATACTATGGTAAATACCGTCTGGATCGCTGTCAAAATCGTAGTAATGATGGTTTTGTAAATATTGAAGTATGTGGTGACAATAGTAGAAATCACAGTCAGGATGGTCTGGAAAAGATTCTTGATCCCCTCCCATAGAGTTGCGAAAAAATCAGCAATTCCATTCCAAATTGCTTTTCCAGCTTCCACAACTCCATTCCAAAGCCCTGTCAGAAATTCACCTATTGCATTCCAGATGGTGATTGCTGCTAACTTGATTGCTTCCCATACTGCCATAACGGCTTCTCTAAACCATTCACATTTTGTCCAAAGCAAAATCAGTATGGCAATCACCGCCCCAATAGCGATGGGTACAATCCCTATCGCTGCTACCACCGTACCGATTGCCGGAATCAGGGTACCAGTCAAAAAAGTAATCACACCGGACACTGCTGCCGCAATCTGCGGTATTACAGTCATAATGGTACCAATCGCACCCACCACCTTGCCAATCACAATCAGCACCGGAGCAACTGCCGCCACCAAAAGTGCAATGGTAACAATGGCCTTTTTGGTTCCTTCATCCATCCCATTGAGCTTATCGACAAAGCCTTGTATCCATGAGACAATCTGCCTGATGGCAGGCATTAGAATTTCCCCGAAAGAAATCGCTAACTCTTCCAACTGGCTCTTTAGGATGATAAGCTGTCCTGCAAGATTATCCTGCATGGTCTCTGCCATCCGCTCCGCGGTACCATCACAATTGGTAATAGCACTATTCAGCTTTTCGATATCCGCCGGAGCTGCATTCATGATGGCAAGAAAACCACTCATGGCGTTCTTTCCCACAATTGCTTCTGCATTAGCTGCCCGTTCGGATTCTGTCATCTGTGAAAATGCTGTCCGGCAATCGGTCAATATATCTCCAGGGCTTCTCATGCTGCCATCTGTATTCACCATCTGTACTGTCAGTTCACCAAAAGCATTCCCCACAAAAGTGACATCTCCCGTAAGGTTGGTCAGCATGGTACGCATGGCTGTACCTGCCTGGGAAGATTTGATACCTGCATTTGCCATCAAACCAATGGCTTCTGCCGTATCTTCCGCAGAAAATCCCAAGGCTCCTGCAACCGGCGCACAGTATTTAAAAGTTTCACCCATCATCGCTACGTTGGTATTGGCATTTGAGGAAGCCGCCGCCAGAATGTCAGCAAAATGCCCGGAATCCGATGCAGACAGCCCCAGTGCAGTCAAGGCATCCGTCACGATATCAGATGTAGTTGCCAAATCCTCCCCTGAAGCGGCAGCAAGGTTCATAATCCCCTCAATACCATCCAACATTTCCCCGGTCTTCCAGCCCGCCATCGCCATATAGTTCATGGCCTCCGCCGCCTCAGATGCGGAGAATTTTGTCTTTGCTCCCATCTCACGGGCTTTCTCCCGCAGTTTATCCAGTTCTACTCCTGTAGCGCCGGATACTGCCGCCACCTTGCTCATGCCAGAGTCAAAGTCTGCGGCAATCTTTACCGCTGCAACACCCAGTCCACCAATAGCTGCTGTAACAGGCATCAACTTTTTGCCTACGCCTTCAATGGAGGCTCCAACACTTTGCAGCTTCTCGCTTGTAGCCCCGATCTTCTGCAATGCAACCGCTGACCGGTCTGCCTGCTGCTCCAACTCCGCCAGTGCATTCTCTGTTTCAACAATCTCACGTTGAAGGGCATCATACTGACTCTGGCTGATTTCTCCTCTAGCCAGGGCATCATTCGCCTGCTGACTTGCCAACTTCAAAGAGTCCAGTTTTTCCTTTGTTTCACTGATTGCCTGCGTCAGAAGTCTCTGCTTCTGTGCCATCAGGTCGGCATTACCGGGATCCAGCTTCAAGAGCTTGTTCACATCCTTTAATTGTGACTGGGTATCCCGGATTTCCTTATTCACTTTTGACAGGGCGGTGGAGAGTTTCGTGGTATCCCCACCTATTTCAACTGTAATACCCTGAATACGGGATGCCATGCTCCTCACCGCCTTTCTGGCATGAAAAAAAAGAGCCATTGCTGGCCCATGAATAGATAGAAAAAGACACCTGTCATTTCTGACAAGTGCCTATGTAAAGGTTATTTTCAATTTCTAATCAAACAACCTTCTCAAATCTTTATTATATTTTGTTTCTCTGATTTTTTCAGACGATAGTTGTGAAAAAAGATAACTTAATACTTCTTCTGTAAAATTTCTTAAAAACCATATATGATACGTTTTTAAATATGTTTTATCGTTTAGAAGTTTTTTACCAAAATATTTACCATCATTATGAGCCTGAATCGAATCACGTCTAACTATCAGAACATTCACAGCGTGTACAATATACTCGTCCTCATTCATTTTAGTTTCAAACTCTCCCAATTTTCTCAATGTATCTTCTTTTGATGGAAATAAGTTAATATTATTTTTACATTTTTTTATTAAATTAGGAATTGTCTTTGCCTTTTCTGATTTATCATACAATTTCATCAAAGTAAGCATATAACTATCTACCAATGCACATTCAACAATTAAACTAAAATTAGGAGCGCTTTGCATTTTTTCTCTAACTTCATCAATATCCTCTTCTACACTAATAAGATCTTTCAAATATACTAACTGCATACAGTATCCATCAATTTCATCCAAAAGATTCTTTTTCATTTGTTCTTTTTGGTTCATTAAAGCACCTCTAATCTTTCATAATTATTACTACAAAGCATAATAACTAATTATTTAATCTTACAGAATTGACCGGTAAGATTTGGCTCCTAAATTATAGCAAGAAATCTCTGGATATGCAACGAAAATCAGAACCCAGAGCTGACGCATACTTTTTTTTATTTTACTAACTGCGTTATTTTCAAATGGATAATTCGCTTTTTTATACTTTTTAGCAGTTTTTTCTTCTCATAAATACCTCTCTACCTGTTTCAAGGTTCTGCAAACAA